ATTTTTACCATTCAGAATCTTAAGTAGTTCGTTGCGATCTAGCTTTTTACCTTCCCCTAAAGGGGTAGCATCTATTTCTTCGTTCTTAACTGCCATTTTTTGATCTAGTACTGCTTTTTTAAGCTGTAGCTCAATAGTCTTTAACTTCTTGTTAATTTTGGCAGTTTTTGCGGTAATAGCATGACCTAACAGATTGCTAGCCACACTGAAGATTTCGCTACTGAATCTGCTATCCACCTGCATGCCAAGATCCATTAAATCTTTGTAACTAGATGTGGCGATATTTGCTAGCTCATCCATCTCTATGTCTGACATCTCTAGCCCGCGAACTTGGGGTAGTGCGTTCTCAATTTTCTCTAGATTATTGAGTGCCTCAGAGGTTATTTCTTGCCCAATTTCTAAAACGGGCATTTCTGGGTTTTCGGTGTTAGGACCAATATTAAATAATTCTTCTAGTTTTCGATTGCTCATTAAGTATTTAATCGGGTAAAATTGTTATCTACTTTTTGACTTAAAAAAGAGGTCGTCTTCCGTAATTACGCGAAAGATTAATCCTTGCTGTTTGCAATATGCCTTTGCTGCTGCCCATTTAATATGATTTAATGCAACTACTGCTCTATCTCTCGCATTAGTTACTTTGCTTTCTATGATACTTTGTTTTTTAGGTTTAATCTCTACGATTTCCGCTACTTGCCTGCCACCAACTGTCTCATACAATACAAAGAAGTCGGGAACATACACGGTACCTTTACCTGTGAATGGATTTTTATATGGTATTTTAATAGGTTCGCTAGCCCAATTAATTACTTTATCGTGACTATCACAGAACATCATAAACGTTAATTCCCACCCTGAACGATAGTAAGGTTTATGATTACCTACATATTTTTGTGGATTTTTTGGAGTGAAAAACGCTTGTGCATATCTAGGCATATTACTGCACTACATTTCTTGCTGCGTTTTGATTTGGTTGTGGAATAACACTTATACCATATAACGCTGTCTTTGACTTAAAACTATTCAAGTAATAACAAATAAGACTGTTCATCTTCAACAAGCCCTGTGATGTAGCTGTGCTACCAGTGCTTATAGCTTTTAATAAAGTTACAACAGGTATGTTTGTTTTTTGTGAGATTAGAAAAAACAGATATGTAAAGTTTTTTGCTACCGTAGTAGAGGTGCAGACATTTAAAAAATATCCATTTACCATATCAAATTCATTAGAAGGCACAACTAATTGATTGCTGTAGAAAGAATCAAAGATTCTTACAGTTCTATCTACTGATAATGCGCTGTTGTCTATTGTGATTGCCATAACACTATTTATGCAAAGTGAAAATGACTACACTTATGCATTATATCCGGGAATTTCTGGTGCAAAGCCTAAACTACCATCATTATAAGGCTGCACCCCATTCACTTGCACACCTGCAGTTTGTGGTGATCCTGCCATACCTGTGCCAGCAAGTAGACTGTTTGGATCAGAATCAAAACTATATGGCGGAATATTAATTGGATCTAATTGCGGTCCACTTCCATCTGGTGCAATAGCAGGAGCAGAGGCCAATCCAGCTGGTCCAGGACTAGTGCTAGGCCCGGGCATACTGAATAGCGCATTTCTAGTACCTGCTTGTGCAACTTGATTTTCTGTTGCATTTTGTAATTGAGCATTGATAGCCCCTGATTGGCTAAGTATAGAGTCAAGTTGGTTGGCATTAGTAGCATAGTTTGTGGTTGATGGACCACTCTTGGGTATTGGATTAGTCGTTGACGGTCTTCTTAGAGAGTTAACTGTACCACCCGGCGTAACAGAATCAAGTCCTTGATTAGTAATCACTCCGCTTTGTGAACCTTCTGGAGTGATTGGGCTAAGCTTTCTGTCATACGTAGGTTCTTGACCAAACCCGGAAACAATATTGCCTGGTTCAGCGCCGTCTAATGATCCCTCGTTGTACACAACAGTTTCATAATCTAACGTCATAGTGTTTTTCATTACACCGGCACCATCATCGTAATTATAAGTATCATGTCCAAATTGAGTAATGATTGGGTTAATTAGGGTATACGCTAAAAAGTTGTGGCGTTGTAATCCAAACACTGTTATATTCTTAAAGAAAGGAGTTTTAGTATTGGAACTTGAAGATGGAACATTAGTATCCCCTATGTATCCCCAATTATTAGGATTGGGCAATGCGGAAGAAGGTACATATTGTGTTCTAAGTTGGTAATTTGTTAATGTTGATACTTGTCTTTGTCCTCCACTAGGCGGGGCAAGACATGCATCATTAGCAGTACCCGAGTTACCACTGAATAATACTGCTGGCAGAGATCCATCAGCATAATAATATGTATAATATGCAGCCCACATACTAGCAATTGTATTGCTCATATCGTCATGGAATGTAAAATTAACCGGATCATATTTAATCTTAGTTTGTACGATTCTCTTTCTATTGTACTGATTAAGTTGATGTGTAGTAAATGTATAGCTAGGTAGCTTTACTTCTTTAACTAATATTCCAATTAAATTTGTTTGTCCAGGGAAATCGGGCGCATAGGCTTCAGGATTTATTTCAAAATATACATGAAATAAGAATTTTTGTTTGGGTGCATTGGCAAATGCATTAGACCCAAATATTTGAGAGGCGTGTCTAAAATCAGCGAGTGAGTGAGCGGCGGTGTTTCGCTCTACAGATTGACCACTATAACCTATTGCCATAATATTATAATCCTATTCACGGTATTAGCGTGAATAGGATTTTTCTCTTATTATTGAAGTCCACCGATGCCGGTGGACGAATCTTGTGGATATGCTGGGGTTCTGAATACTTCTGGTGTACCAACACCTGCAAGGATTCCATTCTCAAGCTGTACTGCGTTGTCATAGCGTAGTGTCAATCCAATAGTTACTGCTTCGCTTGTAGCGTAGTTTAGCGTCTGATAGTTTGCAGACTTGAGGAAGCAACCATAGAGTTGCCACTCTTCCAATACTACTGGAGCGTAGATACCGTTACCGCCGTCAAGCACCTGAATGTTTGTCTCAAACTTGTAGTCTTGACCTGCGGCTGCTGAAGCCTGCTCAACAAAGTTCATTTGTTTCTGTAACTGATCTCCAAGAGCTTGAGACACCGTGCCCGAAGCATCATCTCTGATAGTCATGGTCAATTCTGACCAAGTATGCTTACCAGCAAGATAAATGCGTGAGTTATAAACGTTTAATGTAATTTCGTCAAACGATAAGTTTGGACGTTGACATTCCATTACTTGTTTAGTTAAAGCTAAACCGTCATTACCTAAACCAAGATTTATGAAGTTTACTCTAAATCTAAATTGAAGCTTAGGCATTAACAAGCCTTGGTTGCCGCCCGAGTTATCTCCTGCGACTGTCATGTTGAACAAACTTTGTGAGGCTATTGCCATATTAATTCTCCTAATATACTGTATTTAGTCTAGGCACTACTTGTCCATAGTGCCTAGCCTATTATCTCTTTTTACTGACCTGCATTATTCCCCAACGCGCCTGTTGCCAAAACACGAACCGGGATATAGATAAACTCGGCAGCCTTAACAGGCTCAATTGCACAGTCTACCCATAGCTCATTAGCATCAATTCTCGCAGGTGTGTTGTTTGAAGCATCGCAGACTACCAAGTAGTCATAGATACCACGCTTTGCTACTAAGTCAATAAAGAATGTTTGGATAACACCGGATATTGCCTTTCTTGTGATACTATCATTAGGTTCAAACACAAACGGTCTCGCTGCAATCGTCAATTGACGACGAATAAAGCAAATTAATCTTGCAACATTCGTTCTATCCAATGCACTGCTTGACGCAAAGCTTGTTATGTTACCATAATTAAGCAAGCCTTGACCTGTAAAGAACACTAATGGGTTGATGTTGTTTTGATAAAGAACATCACGAATACCCTGACTAGTCTTGATTGATACGTATGCACCGGTCTGTGCATTTACATAACCAATCGATGTAGCATTAGTAATAATACCTCTGCGTGTACCTGCCGCCGCTAACCAAGGATAAGCCACTTGGTCATTGTACAAGAATGTACTCAGCATCATGTGTGATGGGGGTACAGCAACTTGGTTGCCACTTAAGTCTATTGATGACCCTGACGGATAGAATAGTCCAAGATATGTATTTCTTGTTACACATCCATCTAGCCCAGTTGATGCTGCGCCTGCTGCGTTTCTAGCCCAAGCTTGAATTGCAGTTGCATCATTAGGTAGAGTCATTGGCGTGTCACCCAAGATATAACTTGTGTCGCCGCGATCATCGTTGAGTATTACCATGTCTGGCTGTAATTCAGGATAATTTGGGCAAGCCTGCAAGTTGAAGTAGTTATCTTCATCTCTCACATCTACATTGGTTTCAATTGCTGTACGCAATGATTTTACAACCATTGCTCTTTGAGCCTTGCTACCCATGTAAGGTGCACCATTTGCCTGATTACCACTTTGTGTTACCCATGCGCTTGTTTGTGTTGGTAAAACCTGATCAGGGAACGAATTAGCATTGAAGTAATTAACTTCATATGCCTTAACATTATAACCTGAACGTCTTGTGTTCCACAACAACATGCCTACTGGATATAGATTAGGCAACGGTGCGTCTAAGTCTAGATAGTCACTTGCCAACAAGCTTTGAATTGTTGGAATTGGGTCAGTTGCTGGGTTTATGTCACCATTTGGTGCCCAACGTGCATCTTCAAAGATGATACCGGAAGAGCTTACGCTATCTGTATTGCTTAACAATACCCACTGATCCATACCGTTATAATTCTGCCAACGCTGGACTAACGGATAGTTATTCAGATCAGCCGTGTCAATCCAAAGATCACCATACGCTAACGCAGTGCCATCACTTTGTGTTGTTGGTGCGCTGAACGAAACAATTGGTCCATTTGGATCTGTTTGATCTGAGCCAGGAATTGGGAACCCTGCGCTGCTGTAAGCACTATTTAAGTACCCCATCCAACCATCCGGGGTATTTACCATGATATCAACTTGAGTTGGATCACTGTAGTACCACAACGTACCATTAGCTGGTGCAACGAACGGAGCACCTAAGCTTGCAGTGTATGCTGGATACAATGGTACCCAACTGCTAATTTGTGTAGAGTAACTGACTGCTGCGGTTCCTGACACCCACTGAACAGCGGTGACAGCTCCGGCATTTACTCCAGTTACGATGACAGTTAGATCACTTCCACCACCCAAATCACTACCGTTAAACGTCACTTCATCGCCCACAGCATGACCTGTTCCCGGCGCAACAAAAGTTGTATTGGCTACAATATATTGTCCATATAGATTAGCTACATTAATTTGTAATCCAGTGCCCGAACCTGTTGTACTTGCTTGTACAGGAGTAAATTGCGGAGTAGGAGAGAATCCATTCTTAACATTTACATCACCTGTTACAAATCCTGCACCACTCATTAATTCAAATGAGCCGCCGGCAGTGTAATCATAATCATCTACTACAATTACGCCACCTGTCGTGTGAGTAAGAACAATTGAACCCGATGAATTTACGGTTGCCGCTGTGTAAGGTACTCCCGATGCATACCACTGAGTCACAAAACTAGAACCGTCTGTGACACCCGACAAGTTCATTGTGTAAGGACCGGACAAGGTAGTTGATGACGGTACCGAAACATAAATGCTTGCAGTGTCACCTGACATGTATGAGAATGTAGGACTTGCTACGCTACCTGCAGCTACTGTTACGCCTGCAGTTGATCTTGTCCAAAGATATACAGGACCCTGATTAGTGTCTCCGTCATATCCATATTGAGCATAAACTGTGCCGGTTGCAATTGCTGCCCCGCCAGTAGAATCTAGTGCAGCGTCAACTGCCCAGTCACTAGTTGACAGAGTTGCATTTTTTGATCTCCACGACTGTGAAGTACTGCTCCACTGACTTACTGTTGGTAATAGACCGTTCCCAGAAGAACCAACCTTTACCCATACTGAACCAGATGGTGCCGGTGTCGCTTGACCAGTCTGCCATAATGGCTGCTGAGCAGATGTGCCATATACGAACTGCGGTTGCTGGTAAGTCCCGGCAGTAATACCAATACCGGTACTAGTATTTGAAAGAACTGTACCTGTGTTTGCACTAACAACAATAGAATACGTACCAGTATTTTGGTAAGACTGGCTAGAGAACAACTGAAGTCTACCATTTACTACCTGTGCTGATAATCCTGTCCAACCTAACGTGTTGATTAATCCAGCTAAGCCAGCAACAGTATTGTTTGGAGAACTAGGCACTGTTATAAGCGTTCTACCAGTAGTAGTAGTATTAGTTGGATTGTTTAAGTTAAGATAAAAGCTGTCACCAACGTTTAGTGTTGGATTTGATTGAGTACCTACTACAGTCGGCACAGAATTCATCCATGACAATGAACCAACCGGTACCCATTCATTATTCGTGTTCTTATAGAAGAACTGCTGACCCGACGTTGCAGCAGGACCCATATCACTGTCGATTGGAGTCGCAACTACACAATAGTCACCAATTGTTCCCAAACTACTTACTGGAACTCCACCTGAAGTATAAGCAGTATAATTGTCTGAATTAATGACAATTGGAGATTGTGCATTGAATGTGCCAGTTACATTACTAAACTCATACATGCCCCAAGTTGAGCTTGATGTGTTTAACCACCATGACCCATTAGCAGGATCACCCAATGGGCGACCAACTGAACCAATTAGTGAGGCTAAGTCAATACCTGCTCTTATAACATAAATCTGATTAGTCAACCCAAGAGCATAGTAAGCTGCTAGGAGACCGTATTCGTTTAATTCATAACCGTTAATTGGAGTGCCGTTCGTTGTATTATAGAAGAATGGGTTACCAAACAATGATACTAAGTCGGATTGACTCGTAACTAATGTCAATGTATTTGCATTTGCAGGGATAGTTCCAACTGCAACTGTCCCCGGAGAATTTGGGTTCGTTTTATTCGCTGCCGTAGCTAACAGTACGAATGGGACTGAATTTGTAGCGCCTGAAAGATACTGTGATTGATCTACGATAGTAACTTGTACGCCGGGTGATACTAATGCCATATTAAGATTCCTTGTGTAATATTTTGAGGTTTACAACCTGATTGCTTAATATTATTTATGAAAATATTTAAAAAACACGGAGATAGCGGACCTTCGAAGGTCTAAATACATGTATGGCTATACAAAGACCTATATGTAAAGAATGTAATAAGAATTATTCAGCCGTTAACTATAAAAAGAACGGCATTACGCACTACCGAAGCATTTGTGACCGATGCGGTAGTAAGAGGTCTAAATCTAGACCTAAAATTCCTCTTTGGGAAAAAAGCAGTTACAAGAAAAAACCCGCATGCGATAGCTGCGGGTTCAAGAGTTTGTATCCTACACAAATGCTAGTGTTTCACATTGACGGAAACTTAAAGAATATATCACTGTCTAATTTAAGAACTATATGCCTAAATTGCGTAGAAGTTGTCAAGCGTAAAGAATTGACTTGGAAACGCGGTGACTTACAAATTGACTATTGATAAAGGTTCACGGGCTGGCGTAAAACATTTTCAATTTGTTCATGTAGCTCTGTTATTGTCTTGTTATTATCCAGGTTATAATCATACTCTAACCCAACACTGCTGTATTCGCTAGCATGGATGTTTAGATTATTCAATAGTTTTCTGCATTCATACTTAATATCATCATTAGTAGTTACATTCAACAGGCTAGCAATTGGTAACCATTTAGGAATCTCGCCTCGATGACAACGTACAGTCATGCCACCTGCACCCTTGATAGCTTTCAACTCATTTGGAAAGCGACAGTCAGTGATGACAATATCTTCTTTAGTGTTGCGTAGCTTGTTCTCTACTGACGCAACCCAAATATCATTGTGGAAGCCTTGGCGACAGACTTCAGTTCCCCATCGCTGTAGAACCCAACGAGGGGTAAGATTGGGAATACCAAGACGATTGGACCACCACTCGTCTACTTGTTCACGCCATTCTCGGCTGTGCTTAGTTGAACCTTCAAGAAGTTCACGATTCCAATCAAATACCGCAGCAACTGCGTCTTTGAGGGTGCCTGCAAAACTCATGCGCTTGTAGCCATGAAATGTGCAGAGATAGTCTGCTGCGGTGTCTTTGCCTGATCCGATTAGCCCCGTGATGCCCACAATCATCAAGTTGTTCCTTTATGTTTAAAGTTGTCACCGTGCCATCTAGAATATTCATAGCATCTATTGACTTAGCATAATGATAGCAAACTTTCTTTGTGGTGTCAAGTGACCACAGATCCAAATTAACTTATCCTTGGATCCATGTCAGGGGCTGACTGTAATCCTGATATTCTCTCAAGTCTTTAAGCAATCTGTCTTGCAACGACATTCCCTGTTGTTTCATAGCAGCGCCATTAAGTGAGGTGCCACCACCTGGACCATTGATGCTTGCAAACTT